GAATCAGAATTGACCGTCACATTTCCTAATGGTTCCATGATTATGCTTGCTGGTGCCGACAACCCTGACAGGTTGCGCGGCCAGCATCCTCATTTTGTGGTACTTGACGAGGTGGCTCAGATGGCCCGGGAGACATGGTATGGGGCTGTTTACCCATCTCTCTCGGCTAACAGAGGTGGGGCGTTGTTTATAGGAACACCCAAGGGGGATAATCTTTTTCGGGAGCTTTATGAGCACGCACAGCGAACACGTGGGTGGTTCCATTATTTGCGCACCGTTGAGGATACCTCTGTCTTTTCGAAAGAAGAGATTGAAGAGTTTATGGAGAACACCCCACCCTCAGAGTTTGCGCAAGAGCGCATGTGTTCCTTCGATGCCGCCTTGAAGAATACATACTTTAGCGACATTATTTCTGATGAAAAGCGTGGCATCGTCACGGATGTCCCATGGGATCCTATGCTTCCAGTGATTACCTCGTGGGACTTGGGGCTTACGGGGTCAACGGTCATATGGTTCGCACAGGTGGATCCTGACGAACGTAAGATTGTAAAGTTCATCGATTATTATGAGAACAACCAAAAGGATGCCTTTCACTATGTCAATATCGTGAAATCTAAGCCTTATGTTTACGACTATCATATCCTTCCGCATGACGTTTCCCATAGGTCATGGGAAACAATGCGTACAAGGATCGATATCTTTCAACAGCATGGGCTTAAGGTTAAGATTGCTAAAAAACTTGGTGTCATGGAAGGCATTGCCATGGCGCAAGCTCTTTTGTACACAAGCAGAATGGATCGCACAAAATGCCGTGAAGGTATTGCGCACCTTTTTCAATACAGAGCCAAGCAGGATAAGATTACTGGCGAGTCGAGCGACGTTCCAGCCTCGGCGGTGCATTCGCACGCTGCCGATGCCTTTCGAGTGATGGCCGTAGGTCTTAAGTCTGTACGCTCGGTCGAGCAATCCAAAGATTACGCCATTGCTGGATATGATTATTTCAACTTTACAAATGCGCAACGCCACTCAGAAGCCGACGAAAGTGCGTATGACATTTGGAACCCATGACACAACAAGGATGCTAGGTTATGCTTTTTTATTTCACACGTCTCAATAAATCACCGAGCGTTCCCTCGATGCCAGCGCCAGTTGCAACGCCCACAGCGCCTACCGTGGATAATTCTGCAGAGGTTAAGAAACAACAAGAGATCGAAGCGCAACGTCAAGCACAAATACGCGGACTTAGCGCCACGGATAACACGGGAAGCGATGGGGTCTCTTTGAACAATGAAAACGTGGATAAGCCACAGGCGTCAACGCCAACCACATTGTTGGGGCAGTAAAGGCGGTGACGTATGGCAACTTACCAACCTACCATAAGAACAGGAACGGTGACGTTTGACCAGCTTGTCAAACAGTTTTACGGCGCTGTGGATAGCGCAGCGGCTTCCTTCTCGTATTATATCCAACCGAATGGTGGGTATAGCGGACACCAAGACGGCACTGTCACATCACAAAACGGAAATATTATTAACCCATGGGGTGTCGCGGCCACGGCGTATATATCACCCAATGGGTATCGCGGTGGTGGCCCTGAAATACCTATAAGCTTACCCGCGAGTACGTCGTATAGCCTAGGATCAGGGCGCTATGACGATCCTAACCTTTCAGCGACCACCGCGCAACGATTAAACGATGCCATTAATCAACGCGCGGTGGATCAGGCGGGGTTCTCAGCATCCCAAGCCACAACAGCTCGCTCAGCGCCGAGTGTCCTTGCCACCCTCGATCAAATGTATTTAGGAAGTCTTCGGACAACCGCAGCCGGTACCTCAAGTGCATTGGCTGGGATACAGCAAGCAGGCGCTGTCGGATTCAACGAAGGTAGCAATAAGACAATACTTGGCGCATCGACCGATGCTTCGAAAAAGCCAACCACAACCACGGCACTTAAACGGGCCTTGACGTAAAGGAATTGTAAAGTGATTCATAGATTTTTAATGCACGCACGCCTCAACGGCGGCGGTGGAGATAAAGCGCCAGCTCCCTCAGCTCCAGCCGCCGCACCCGCACCGGCACCCACAACAACAGACACTGGCCCTGACCCAGCGCTTCAAGCTGAAATTGAACGTCAACGGAGTCTGAGATTTAAGGCTGGACAGATCAACGAAGCCGATACCACAGGGTCAAGCACGGATACCACGGGGACAACTCAACAGACGTCGAATACCGAAACAACGACGCTTTTGGGTCAGTAGTGAAAGGACATGCATCAATGTTGAAGGCTTCTATGATGAAGAGTGAAGACGCCATAACGATTGCAAGGATCAAGGCACGCTTTGAAATCTTGAGAGGGTTGCGTTCCAATTACGAATCCATTTGGGATGAGATTACGGACTTTGTAGCCCCGAGTCGTGGGACGTATTCAAACTTGCGCAGCAACACGCCAGCACAACGGCGTGATCGTAAGATCCTTGATAGCACGGCTATTGTGGCAGCGCGCGCCTTGAGCGCCCGCGTGGTGACAGAAATGACAAGCCAAGGGGACAGATGGTTCGATTATCGCATGGACGATCCTAATCTTGATCGCTTGGAGCATGTGCGTCGCTTTCTATACGAGGTCAGTGATCGTGCCTACTCAGTGCTTCAAGACGATTGGAGATTGCCGCATATTGAGGTCACATCCGATTGGGTTGCGTATGGAACCGCCTGTCTTTTCGTGCAGTCCGTTGAAGACGACGATTACGGCGAGAGGTCGCGCGAGAAAGAACTTGTGTTCAAGGCCATTCCTATTACTGAGTTGTATATCGCAGAGGATTTTAAGGGGAACGTTGACACTGTCTTTCGTCAGTTTGTCATGCCTATTCGTCAGATTGCACAAGAGTTTGGCACGGATAACTTCACACCCGCCATGCTTAAGACGTTGGATAAAGAGCCTGACACTGTGGAAGAGGTCATTCACGCCGTATATCCAAGTAGCACGTATGTCAAAGACAGCAAGATGCAAAAGAACATGAAGTTCAAGAGCTGTTATATCCTTCCAAACTGCGACATTCTATTAAAAGAAAGCGGCTATAAATCCATGCCGTTTATTGTCTTTAGGTTTTGGAAGCGCACTGGCGAGCCTTATGGGGGCAGTCCTTCGTGGGATGCCTTAAGCGATATACGCATGATTAACGCCATGTCAGAAACAGCTCTTCGGAGCTTCCAGCTCGAAGCCTTCCCTCCCCTTTTGGCGGCTTCGGATGGGGTGATCATGCCACTAAAGACGATCCCTAACGGCGTCAACATCGGTGGCATGTCCCCCGAAGGGCGTAGGCTTGTTGAGCCCCTCATGGTGGGGAGTAAAACTCAAATGGCCTTTGAGGTTCTTGAACAGCGAAGGCAGTCTATTCGAAATGCTTTCTTTGTGGATCCTTTGATTAACAGGCAAAACAGTATACGGACAGCAGCGGAGGTTCAAAAGCGGACTGCCGAGGAATTAAACGGTATAAGCCCCTTCGTTAATCGTTATGAAGAAGAATACTTGGAACCTCTTTTAGACAAGGTGTTTTTGCATGTCCTCGAAACATTCTATTCGTCTGACGAAATACCGCAAGAAATTCAAGGCGAAACGACGCGCGTGGAATATACGGGCCCTCTTGCTCGCACACAGCGTGCTAAACAGCTTGAGTCAACGGTTACGTTCTTGCAGTTGTTGCAGACGGTTGCTCAATCAGATCCATCGATTCTTGGAATTCTTAAAAAGGAAAATCTAATTGCCACCATGGTGGATCTCTTGGGTGTTCCCTATTGGGTTCTCAAAACACAAGAAGAGTTGCAAGGGGAACAGACACAAGCTCAAAGGCAGCAGTTTATCGATACTCTTCTTCAGGCAGGGCCAGCTTTAGGTCAGACAGTAAAGAATACGTCCGAAGGCATACAAAATCTGGCTCAAACGGCTCAAGTAGGTCTTGAAGGTCAAGGCAACATAAAGACGGGTTAAACGGCATGCAATTCCTCAATAAAAAACAACGAACATACAAGCGCGTATTCAACGGAGGTAGTGACGGAGAATACATTCTTGCAAGCTTGCTGGATTTTGCAGGCTTTTACAAGCAGTCGTTTGGGAGTGATTCCCATCAGACGGCTTTCAATGAAGGTAAGCGTGCTGTCGCCTTGCACATTATCCAAATGCTTGATTTGCGTGAAGAAGACTTACGCAATCTTGTGCGTGGGTATAGGCATGAAATGACGAGTGAGCACGCGGCATTCGCATACACGGGAGAGAATGAGTAATGACACTTACAGAAGAACAACAACAGCAACTTGAGGCGCAGCTTGCTCCACCTATTGAAGGTCAGACGGGTGATGGGAACACCTCACCAGCACAACAGCCATTTTTACTCGAAGGCGAGCTCACTGCTGACGATCTTAATAGGGTATATACAAAGCTTGGACGTCCCGAAAGTCCTGACCTGTATGACTTTTCAGGGATAGTTCCGGACACATATGACCAAAGCGCTGTTGAAGAATTTAAAAAGCAAGCCTTTGAAAACGGCATGTCGAAAGATGGCGCACGTAAATTAGCGGAATGGTATAAGGCACGCGAGATTCAAAGCATTGAGAACTATAAAAAATCTCA